AGTGGCATATTCAGGGTCAAAAGTATAATAAAATCCAACTTCTCTTAAATCTTTTGAATTTAACACACTACCGTTTATTATTATTCTATTAATAAAGTTTAGTTGTAAACCATTATTAGTAACAGTAGGAACCCCTATAGTATCATTTTCACCAGAATACGTTGAATCATAATAAGAAGCTCCGTCTCCAATATCAATAATATCTCCACCTCCATAACCTGCAATAGAGGTTGTAAAGGTTTGTATTGTTTTTATAGGGTGTTCTTTTATTACAGTAATATCTCTTTCTTCAAAAGGCCGATTATATATATGAGTTGTACCTGATGAATGATCTACAGGTGCATCTGCTTTATTACCTTTAAACTTTTCAATATTAATTTTTTTTGGCTCTGTTTCGTTATCTGTAAAAAATAACATGCCATCAATTATATTGATCCCTGTAATTAAACGGTCTTTATTAAAATTTAGTATCTTACTAGGCATATTTATATTTCTGTGTATTGTACAATAACGTTAGCGTCAAATTCTTGAACACCATTAATGGTTTCGCATTTGTCAATTGAAAATTGATTTTCAATATATAATTCTTGAGAATTACTTATAGTATCTCCTTCTGAAAAATTAATATTTAAATTATATTTATTTTCTATAAAATCTATAGTTATATTTGTATTTGGAGTAAAAACAGTTTTAACTGTTGTTTCACCCGCTGGGTACAATATTATTTGTGCCATTATGTTGTATATGTTATATTTACAGTTGGAGACGTTCCTAATAACGAAGGTGTACCTTCAAATATAATACCAGGTGAAAACCCAAGAACCGCTGTACTAGTATCTTCAATATAATAATCAAAATCAACACCCTCTGTTTTCCCTGTAACTGTTACACTTAAATTATTAGCATCAAAAGAACTAACAAAACTAGATGCTGATGACAACACAGAAGTTGTATCATTTAGCGGTATAACAACTTGAACAGACTCACCTGAAGATACTGGGCCTAATATGTATGAAGCGTTAGGATTAGGTGATGTGTTATATTGATACCCCCCGCTGCTAACTTTTGTTACATTAACACCAGATAAATTTAAACTTAAAGTTGAAGTATGAAATGTACCCGAAGGCGTTCCTTTATTTATTCTTATAGTTTTTGCTGGAATACCAGAATTTGTTGGTATTGTTATTTGATAACTTGTATTTGCAGAAAAATTACTTACAAATACTGCTGCTGTTCTTGTATTGTTATTAGCACCAAATGCTCTGGCAAATGTTAATCCAGTCGGACTTGATGAAAAACCTGATGTATCATCATCTAAGCTAGTAATTACGGTTGCGTTTGCGCGCAGTCCATCGGTTGAAGGTGCTGCTATGTTTAAAATACAATCACCGCTAGTTTTAAAGAAACTTCCATAACCTAGATTTCTATCGTCTACCTCGTCTGTTAAGTTTCCTGCTGTTATATCTTCTATAGCGGGAACTATAACATATTCTGTTCCACTCCATCTATTAATACTCGATGCTTTAAGTGTAAAATATTTTACTTCACTTAACGTTGTACCTGCGCTGTTTGTTGCGTATGCAACAGAAGCTATTTGCGATCCTGCAGTTTGTCCTGTTACGGTTGAAGTAAATGGCGAAACTATATTAGAAGATAAAGATATTTGATTTCCGCCGCTTTGTATTTGTGCAGGTGTATATGCATCTGTTATTGTAGTTGCGGAAGCAATTTCAGCTACAGTTATCGGAAAGCTAGGTAATGTTGAAAATGTAATTGAATGTGGCGCTCTTGATTCGTTATTTGTAAATATTGTATATGTAGAATCAGATATTGTAGCTCCACTTTTATCAATTAATATTAAGCCGCTAGCAGCGACCCCCTCAAAAGGGTCTAAATTAATGCCGTGTTTTTGTACATATTTACCTAATAAAGCTGAGCTTCCAACCAAGTCGCTAGCGTCTATTCTAAGTTCATTAGAATAAATACTTGTAGTAACACCACCTCCAGTGTTTAATATCCAATAAAATCCTATATCTGTTAAGCTAGCACTATTACTAGTGTATTCTGCATTTAAAGTAAATTGATTTTCAGTTATATTTGTTGGTTCATTCTGTATTACTTCAGGCGCAGAAATAGCTAATTGGGTTGTAGATATGGTGTCTGAAACAAAGTCACCTGTGTTTAAAAATCCTTTTGGAACTTTCACTCTAACCAAAACATTTCTTGGTGTATCCACGGATACTACATCAAAATTTTCAGTTAAACTTTCTATTATTCCTCTTTGTGAACTAACGCTTATAAAACCATTTTTAGCAACAGAAGCTTGAGCGCCTGCGTCAGTAAAAAGAAAGTTTTTTTGTTCAACAGTTTTAGCCGCTGTTGTGCTATCTATTATTACTGTTGATACAACCGGATTAGCGGGATCGGTTGCATCGTATTCAAATATTCCATCGGCGTTTGTGCCTGTAACGAAATAATATATTTTATTTTCTTCAGGATTAGGATAACTGCCTATAACTTTAGGATTAGTTATTTTATCACTAATTATATTTTGTCCACCAATAAGAGCATTCCCTTTTAAGTTTTCTATAGAACCAATATTTCCATCTTCTGAAAAGTCTACGCTTATATTAAGTGCATCTCTATATTCACCAGGCTTTAATATTTTTTCCTCGATGTCTTTATTCATCTTGGCGCCTTGGAATGTTCTTTTACTTTCTGCCATTTAATTTTAGTGTTTAATCCATTTAGCTTTTCCTCTCAATACTTGAGCTAGCTCTTTTAAGTTGTAATTACTTAATCTTATTTTTGCGTTTCGCATTTTAGCTCCTGCTTCTTTTTTATAAAGCGGCGCAAGCTGCGCGCTAGCAGGGCGTAACTTCGATAGGTTATAAAGAATATAAGCATATAAAGCATCTTCAGCAAGTTTAGGTATATATACATTTGATAGATCGCCATTATCAGCAATACCATCAGATATATAATCTATTACCACTAAGTCTTGCCCAGAGCTTGCAAATGATCCGTCAAAGTATATAATACCATCTTCTTCACTTAAAACATAGTTGCCACCTGCATTCATTTCTTCAGGTATACCGCCAAATCTTTTATTAAAATATGAAAAGTTATCATTATTATAGTTCGAATAATAATAATCTTGTGCGGATTGAACTACATTATCTGGATTATTTTCATCTTGAAATCTTTTTATCATTTCAGATTCAGATGCTACAATAAGTTCTCCGTTGCTGTCAAATGTATAATTAAAGCTACCATCCTGTGTTGGTGCCGTTGCATTGCTACTTTTTCTTTTTGCAAGTAAACAGTTTCTTACACCGTCTTCGCCAACATGAGACACTTGAACTAATGATACATAATCTTGTGGCAATGGTACTGTTAATGCTGGGCCCAATTCAACTTCTATACTTTTTTGACTGTGTAGTATATCATAGCTAAATTCTTGCATACCTCTTTGTGCCCAAAACTCAACTTCATATCTTGGCACTTTAGGTAAAACTTTATCTTCACCTATATAAGCAACAATAAAGTTGTTTACTGCATCTTCAAGGTTAGTTCTTCTATAATATCCTAATCCTTGAAAATCAGACGGTATATTAGCCGTATCGCCTTGACGTGTTGCATAATAACCTCTTTCGTTATATAACTTTCTTGTTTCTGCCATTATCGTTCAGATTGAATTATTTGTTGTTCTTTAGCTGATGCAACCTGTGCTACATCTGCTGCTCTTATAATAACACCTGCATATGATAATATTTTAATAACTAATTCTGGAAACTCTGAGCTATGTAATTCAAAATCTTTATAATTACTAGCACTAGTATTAGCTACTATTTGTCCAGCAGTAGTACCACCAACCCATTGAGGTTCAGCAGGTATTCTAACATAGTTTATTAAAATATCTGTAACACCGGTTAAAGGGTGCACTACTAAACCATCTTCATGCCTAACATACAAAGGATTTTTTATTGTAGGCTTTGTTAAAGGTGATTTGTTTATATAGTTTATTTTTTTATTAGTAACCTCCTCAATAGGAATACCGCTTACTGAAACGCTACTCAATCTATAAAAGTTACTAGGGTAAGCATAATAACTAGTAGTTGAATTACCAGCGGCATTAGCAAATGTGCCTGAGGAAATTGTTTCTTCGTTTTCAAATAAAGCTATTTTTTCTTCTATGTTTTTTCTAATATCTGAATAATCAGAATCATTAGTTAAAGCATAGTTTCTTGAAGAAAAATATCCCTCAAATATTTCACTTTGTGCTTGAAGTGCAAGAGTATTAAATTCTCTTGGCACTACATAACCTCTATTTTCTTTATTAAGGATATTTAAAACTGTTTTATAAACGTTGTCTATACTTACCATTGGTTTTATTATTAATTAGATGGTTATAGCTAAACGAATAACTATAACCTGGTTTTTACGAAAGCTTTTTAGTTATTGCTTTCATAACGTCTACACCTTCATCTGTTTTAAAGAATCGCGCAAACGCTGTATATGGATGTTCTTCAAAAGGTACTGTTAAAATCTTTTTACCATTTGATGCCCATTTAAATACTGTGTTATCATCTGTTAAATTAACTATTCCAGCTTCAACACATCTATTAGCTAAGTTACGAAGTTTAATATCTTCATCTGTTGCAACTTCTACAAATAGCTTTGGGTTGTTTTTAGCAAAAAGATAACAATCTCTTTTTATTTCTTTTGAAGACATTTTACTTACATCAGAACCAATTTCTGTTCTAAGTATCGCTTCTAAATGCTCTATTTCTAATTCTTGAACAAGTTTCATTGCGTGAAGTTCAAATTCAATTACTTCAACTTCGTCAATTGCTTCTTGTACTTCATCTATTTCTTCATAAAGATTATCTTTACTAGGATGATATAAAGAAAGAAGCTGTTGTAACATCACTTCTGTTCGAGGTACGTGAAGTACTCCGTTTTGAAATGTTATGTGAGCTAGTCTAGCAAAATCATCTTGTTCATCTCTGAATAAAGAATTTTGATTAGTAGCATATCGTATTTCACGATTTGTTTTTTTCTTTTCATCAAACCATAAAATATTTTTTGATTTGATGGTATAAGTCAGCGGCGATAAACCGTTTTTAAGGACATATGTTCTGTCCCGTACTTCCCAATTTTCCATAATATAATTTAATAAAATAAATAAGAGCAGGGGCGCTCTAAAACGCCCCGTCCCTTACATTAATAATTAGTCTTTCAATAAGAAGAAGTTATTAGCTCCTTGAGTAATCAAACATCTTTCAGATAAGAAAGAAACTCGCATTTCGTCAGTAGTAGAAGTATAAGCTCCACCTACAGAACCTGTAATCCAAGTTTTCATTTTTCTATCATCAGTTTCAGATGCTCTGTATCGGATATGCAAGAATGGTCGTTTAATATTTTGACCTAATTGCTGATCGTATACAGTTGATGTACCAGCAGGAATAAGTACTCCTTCGATGTCACCAAATCCGCCTCTAGTAGCAAAATCATTTAGATATTTCCAATCAGTTTTGTAGAAGTCATAAGAACCTCTGCGGAAACCAGCAAATCCTAAATTTAAAGCCATATCTTCAGAGTTGTTGAATACTCCGTAAGAAGTACCACCAGACCCGTAAGAATTTTTAGAAGCTAATCCATCATCAATTGATAAAGATAGATCTCTATCTGTGTAAAGCATGTTTTCTTCAATAGCACCATTCTTATCTAGTTGCTTAAGAATAGTATCAAAATCAGAAAGATCTGTATCAGCAGAAAGATCTGTAAATACATTTCCTCTGCTTTCTAGAGCAGCAAATAACCCTTCAGAACCAGTAATGTTAGATGGGAAAGCTGATCCAGCAGTACCTGCTTTTTCTACAGCTTCTACCATAGCCATTTCTAGGTAATCTTCAAAACGCTGACGCGTTTCATGCTCTGATTTTAAATACCATAGGTATCCAGAAGCTCCGTTTTCAGAAGTAACTTCAATCCAACCAATCTGAGCAGTGTCAGATCCATTAACAGCGTAGTTATCTTTTAAGATAATTGGTTTGTTAGTGTATGAGCTATAAGAAGCATCAATTGACCCGTCCATTCCGTCTGTTCCTTTTGCAAACTCAGAACCATATACTAATACAGTTGCGTGATCATAAGAAGCAGCTCCAGTAACGGTGTTAAAGTTGGCAGCAGTATAACATACAGCTGAGAAAGTACCTGTGTCTCCAGCAGCAGCAGCACCAGCTACAGTTACTACACCTTTAAGTACAGGTCCAGTAGCAGCACCAGCTGAAGTTTGTCCTTGTACCATAATAGTTTGACCTACACGTACGGCAGGAGCAGCACCAGCAGCATAAGCTACAGCATCAGGATTTGCGTCAAAAGTTACAGTAAATACTACTGTGCCATTTGCATTAGCAGTACCTAAAGCAACATTGTCGTAGCGGATGTGTAATCTTCCTTGTTCTACCCATCTTATTTCGTCAGAAGCAGAGGGCATCTCAGCAGACACCATACGCAAGAAAGAAGAGATAGAACGATTTCCGTAAACCTCAGCTTCTTTTTCGTATACGTCTGGTAAAAATTGTTTTGTAAAATCAAAATCGGTAATATAGTTACCTTGGAATAACGTCCCTTTACTTGGCGAGGGAGTTAAATGTTCAATTCCAGTTGTTAAAGCCATTTTTTAAAATGTTTATTGTTTAAGTTTAATTCTTAGTTTAGAACTAGAATCGCCAGAAACAACTTTAAATTTTTGACCGGTTTTTGTTTGTATTGTACCTTCTTGTCTGGGTGTCATATCAATATTCTTAGCGTCTTTAGCATTTTGTTTTAAAGCATCGGCACGGCCTTGCTCATAAAAATGCTGCGCTAGCTTATCTGCATTTCGTGCAGCGAATAAAGCTTTGTGATACCCAGTAACATTTCCAATTTCACCTTTATCATTCATAAAAGGTTTGATAAAGTTAGAAATATCAGATTGTAGGCGTTTTGTTTCATTAACGTTATTAACTTTATAACGGTATTTATTGTCTCCAACTTGGAAATCAAAACCTCTAAAGTCATCGTTAAATACGCCGTCTGTTCTTTCTAAAAAAACCTGATTAAGTTGTTTATTTAATTCTTGTTCTTTTGTATATTCACCATATGCATTATAAGCTTCTTGATAATCTTGTGGAATTTCTTTTTGGCGGTTTAACTTAAGATCCGCGTAATACTTTTCTTTGTGATTATTAAAAAATTTACGTGCATTATGAAGTTCTTCTTTAAACGCTCTTTTCTTAGAACGTATATCTCTTGGCTCATCTTCTTCTTGGTCATATGAAAAATTATCTTCCATATATTCGTTTATTTCTTGTGAGTCCCAAGGTTTTGATTGAGAATAATATTGTCTTAATAGTTCACCGTCGGATAAATCTGAAACATCTCTATTCATATTAACATAATCTTCAAGAGTGCCTCCAGTTTCATCCATAAACTTAATTAGTTTATCAATATTTTCTGGTAGCTCAACTTGTGGTGTTTGTTCCACAGGTTGTGGTTGTTCGTTTATTTCAGCGGCTCTTTGATCAACTTTTGGCTGATCATTTACCTGCGGAGTTTCCTCCTCATTGACGATTTCGATCGGCGACTCGTCTTCTTGAGTTTCTCCGGAAGTGTCTTCATCTTTGTTTTCGATGTTTTCTTCTTGAACTTTTTCGCTAGTTGTGGGTTCGTCGCGTACAGGAACCTCATCTGTGCTTTGCTTCTGAACGGCATCTAAATCAATTTTTGGTGTTTCTTCTGATTCTTTGCCAGCAGCTTCAGGTTCTATTTCCCCCTTTTCAACCGCTTTGTCAAGAACCGCTTGTTCTGTTTCTTGTTTTGTTTTAGGTTCGTCATCTATGACGCCCTTTACTGTCCATTTTGCCATAATTTAATAATATATAATAGTTTGTAAAAATTATCTTGGTTCAAAACCACTTAAATCTATTCCGCCTAAAACGTCGTTTCCGGAGGACTCAAAACCTTTTTTAGGTTTTGGATTTGATGGCGGCTTTTGCAATTCAATTTCTTTTTTAGTATCAAGCTCCATTTCTTTAAGCTTCATATTTAAATCAAATTCATATTGCATTAATTGCCGTTTAGTGTTTGCTTCTGTTTCTAATTTTTTAATATCAAGCTCTGTTTGTAATTCGGCTAACTTGCCTTTAGCTTCAGCTTTTATGCTTTCAGCTTGTGCTTTTGCCATTTCAGCAGCTTGCGCGGCTTTTGCATTAGCCTCAGACTGAGCAGCAATATTTCTTTCTGCTTTAATTTGATCAGCAGCAGCTTTTCTAGCTCTTCTATATTTTAATAATTGATTTGCTAATTTAATATTTTTAATTTGCCTAATATCAATAACATCTTCAAGATGTATTTGGTCTCTTGACAATGCAGCTTGTATATTATTTTCTACAAGTTGTTTTTCGTCTTCGTCTGGATCTAAATCTAAAAATATACCAAAATCGTGAATGTGTAATTTATCCATTTCTTTTAATGCTCCAACACTAAATCTTCCGATACCGCTAATCATAGCGTCTCTTTGCGGGTGATATTCTAATACATCTTTTATTCTTACTGATATAGCTTCTGCTAACGTACTAGTAATATATAAAGAGCTGTGCAAAATGTGCCTTGTTGCTGTATTAGAATTTGCAGCAGCTAATTTTTGTACACCAACTAGCGCATAGGGATCAGGGTCTGACCCATCTCTTGCTTCATTTAATCCCGTTACATCGCGCATCATTGTTAAATAATAATTATACGCTTGTATAAGCAATGCTGATTGTTGACCTCCCCCTCCGGGTAATTCTTGTATTGGCACTTTACCAGGATTTACATCGCCGTCTACCGTCATAGACCTACCTATAACTGAACCTGTTTGAAAATATAAATTTAAAGCCTCTTGCGGATTATAATTCGTTCCATTGCCTAAATCAATTTCTGCAAGTCCATCAGCATCTAAATAAACACCTGACGGCGTCATTCTCTGTATTACTTGTTGTAGTTTCAAATGTGTAAGCTGAATTAAATCAGCATAAGTAACCATTCTACTTACTAAGCTTTCAATTTTACCCTTATACATTCTAGGTGCGCTAACAACGTAATTCATCATTACTTTATTAACGTTAGAATCAGGGCGAACCATATTAGTAGCTTTTTCCCATTTAAGAAGCTTATCAGATCCAAGAACCATTACGCCTTCGTATATAGTTTCTCTTGCTTGAGCTACTTTTTCAAATCTTGTTCTTTGGTCTTTAGGTGGATTAAAACTATCGTCTTTTTTTATAGCTTTTTTAGCACCAGTAGATGTTTCTTTTATTTTGTATACGCTTTTTTCCCAAGATTTCCAATTAAAATACAAAACGGTTAAAGTGTTTGTATCTACTGTATCATTAGAATCACTATTTATATAATCGTAATTATTATAGTTAGAAGAACTTTTAACTATGTTTTCAAATTCTTCATCTGTTAATTCTGGGAATTGTTTTTTAAGTTCATTAGACTTAATTTGCTTAACCTCTCCAAAATAATATACGTCATCAAAGTTAGGATCTTCCGTGTAAGAATATATTAAGTTAGCAGGATCAACATACTCAATATTTATACCTTCTGTGTTATTAAACGTGTGCTTTGCGCAGCCGATGCCTAAAACTGTTTGATCATAATCTATGCGCTTTTTAATTTCAGGATAACTGTTTCTTTTAAAAACATTATCAATTGCCTGCTCCTGAGCTAATTCTATAGATTGTTTATAACCTATTTGCATATACAGCTCAAGTTCATCATTAGAAGCTGGAAGATCGTCTGGGTCTGTATTACTTATATTTATACCAAGAGTATTGTTTACGTCGTCAACAAAATCTTTAGTTTGCATATCAATTTGCACGCTTTCTACAAAATCAGTTCTTTCTTTAACAGATGTTGGATCTTGTGCAAAAGCTTTAACTGTAAATAACCTATCTTGCATACCGTTAACAACTATATCCACAAACTTAGGTATAATTGGTACTGGTTTCCAATCAAGATTAAGATAAGATAAATCTCCGTTTACAGAAAACTCATCTTTATATTTTTGAACAGATTGCTCACCTCTGGCGTATAATCTTAGTTTATGAAAGTCTCGTTGATTTTGGACGAACCTTCCTGTGCCAGATGATTTTCTAAACCATTCATTTTGTATACCGCGGGCCACTTCCATTCCGTAGTCCATGCTAGCTTTTGTAGCATCGTCAACCGATTGGCTGGGAAATTGGGTAACTTGTCCTGTAGCTTCTGCCATTTTTTATTGTATTATTTGACTTTTTAAACCTTGGTTATTATATTTTGAAAATCCAAAGTCTATTTTTTTAACCTCTCTTACGGTTTTAGATGCATATAAGTGTCTTTGGCAAGCCATTATGGCAAGCCCTGAGCTTATAGACGCATCAAATTTTGTTCTTTTATTAATATCAAATTTAGCCCAGTCTTCTAATGTTCTTTGAAAGTACATTCTGCCGCAATCACCATTTTCTTTTAACCCAACGTGAGTTTCAATATAACTTTCAATTGCTGCTGCATGAGCTTGTCTTATATCTTCCGAAGTATTGGGTATACCACCTAACTCTTTTTCTGTTATAGATAATTTTCTAAATGCTTTATCGGGTCTATTCATTGAAAACCCTCTATAGCCTCTTCTCTTAATATGATATAATAATCTAGGTTTATTGTTTTCAGCAAGTATTGGCATTCCATAGAATATCATTGCCATAAGCACATCTTCAAAAAATATTTCAGCAGTTTGTGGTCTAGCAACATATTCTAAAAAAAATTGACTAGACGGCACTTCTGAAAGCATACTAAATGTAGTAAGCCCATGAAGAGCACCATTAGATCCGCTGCCATCTGTTGTTCCGCTAATATCATAACTATCACAACCAAAAGCACCTAAATCTTTATTGCCCGGGTATTTAATACCGTTTTTTACTATTATATTGTTTTGCATTTCAACCGGTGGAATCCAAGATAATTTAAATCTTCCTGATTTATTTGGATAAAATTCTACCGCAGAATCTTTAACTCCGTTTTTCCATTGAAAAGAACCTCGGGTTACATAACCCTTCATTGTCATTTCTTCGTTGAAATCTATTTGTTCGTATATTTTATTTAAATTGAATAAAGACTTTTCTATTTCGTCTCTAAATGCGTGCTTTTCGCTTCTTGGGAACTGTCTATAAAATTCATTTAAAGCATCATTATTCCCTTTGAGTCCATCTGCTTCATTCTCCCAATGATTGATGACTCCATTTCTGATAAGTTCTCCGTCGATTCCTTCGACTGGTTCTTCTGGATTATCGAAGACAGGAAATCCATATTTGTCAATGAATCCCTCATAATTCCATTCCATAGGAATGAACAAAGAGTATAGTCCACTAGCAGTCTGCCCATTGCGGTTTCGGTTTTCAACTTTTGAATCATTATATAATTTTTTAAAGTTTTCGCCACCTTTATCTAAGGCATTTGATGTAGATCCCATCATACACTTGCCAACTATTTTTGCGCCTAGTCTTAAACAAGTTTTAGTAACACGCCAGTTGTTTAATATGTTATCAGGCTTTTCCCATTTACCAGATTCGTCGTGAACTAGTAATTTTAGTTTTTCACCGTCATAGGAGTTGTCGCCTGTGTTCTTCCAGTCAATTGTAGTGTCAAGCCCTTCGCCAACTTGAACTTCGCTTTGATCAGTGGCTTTAAATGAATTCCTTGTAAGTCTTTTGGATGGTATTTTGTAGGAAAGTTCTGTTTTAGGTCTTTCCATCCCATCTTGTATCGGCTTAAAAAAGAACGGGTAGTTGATTGATATAGGTACAATTTTATCGGTAAACATTTTTTTTGCGTCACTACCACTTTTTGATAGCACCCCAAATCTTGCATCCTTTGATATTGTAGCTTGATTAACTGTCTCTCCGCTAGCCATAAAGGAGAATCCACTCCGTCTATTTTTGAGATAGCACATTCCATAACATCTGTAATCAGCCTTGCAGGCTTCCCAAAAGTAAAAGAATATTTTGTTTGATTGTCTAAATTCAGGTGCACCAATATCAATTTTTGTCCAGTTAAGGTACATATAGTGTGTTCCTGTGATATAGGTTGCTGTGCCGTTGCACATAAACCAGTAGCCATCACTGCGACGATCAAACTCTGAATTAATATATTCGTAATACTTTTCTTTAATGTCATCTGGATATAATTGAAAATCATGTATTGATTTAATCTTTGATAGCGTAGCGGGTTTTAAGGTTTGCTTAAAAACTTGATCTTCAGGTTTTTCGCTATTTGAATATACTTCTTTAGGTATTGCAGGCAGTGCAATACGTAATCCTTGTACTTCAAAAATTTCACCTATGGTACCATCTTTACTTATTACTACACAGTCAAGATCATCATTATAACCGTACTTATAATTTTTTAGCTTATTGTTTCTTTTTACATTTTTTGTAGACAAATGCGCAGAGTGTATAGCATATAGATTTTGTTTATACATTATTTAGCTCTGTTTTCTACACCGTAAAAACTGTCTTTAGCAGTCTTAGGTGTTTCGTTCATCATTTCATTTATTTCTTCTACTCTTTGCAAAAGCGCAATAGCATCTTCCATCGCAAGCCTATAAGCTGAGGCTGATATTTTTACTTTTTCAGGATCTAGTTCATCTGGATCCATTTTCTTATTCATTACTTTTATCAATTCATTAATTGAATTTTCAGCAGCTTCAAGAATAAGTATTCGTTTCTTTTTTATGTCCATAGTTGATAGTTATTTCTGTTGATAAAATTCTATATAATTTTTTATCATCTATGTTAAATTCGTATTCAGAATCAGGTGTAAACCCTACAATATCGCCACAGGCTACACCTAACGAGCTTAAATAGTCATTAGTATATGTAAGCACTCCTAAAAGTTTTTGTTCACTCTCGGCGCTCCATATGTCTTCGTTTTCTAAAGGTTCTACAAAACAATACATATTAGGGCAATGCCATTTGTCGTTTTGTTTATAAGCAAACAATTCTTCTGGCGATACAGTGTATCTGTTTTCGTCTATATAATTACCTGAATTTCTTTCGTTACCTCTAATGTCATACCATCTTCTAAATACATTATGATGTATTATAACATTGTCTCCCGGCTTTATAGGGGTTTTTATGTTTATAGGAACACTTACAACTGTACCTACTCTATTTACAAACTCGTAATCTCTTTCGGTAACTTCGGTGTTTAATATAAGTTCTTTTCCTTCAACAGATGTTTTATTCTTGTATCTGTTATTTGTTGATATAATATAATTGTATAATGACCTCATTTAATAATCTAAGTTATACTCTATTGATATAGCCATGTTTTTATTAAAATGTTTCCAAGGTAATTGCGAACCCATCTTTTCAATATATATTTGATATGATCCGTCTTCTGTACGCAATATGTCACAAATTTTATGACCCCCGTATACGTCTTGGCCTACAGAGTAATGCATGGCCTCATTTTTATAATCCTGACCAATAGATATTTTCCTAATTAATTTCATTCAATTTATTTTAATATGTCCATAGAGTTGTATTAGGTGCATTTGGATAACCTATTCCTAAATGTATAAAACCTTTTTTTCTACTGACACCTATTCTAGTAAAACCAACCTCAATTGCGGCTTTAACTAATTTAAAAGTTTTTTCACCGCCTACACTTTCTATATCTACCGCGGCACCATATGCGTGCTCGCCTGGTTGTTTTTTGGCAGCTTCAATTGGATGATCTGGGCTTCTATAATCCGATGTAATTTTTATTGGATAGCCATAAGCTTCTCGTAGCTCGTCTAACATTGAAAGAAGCTTCTCATCCATCATTTCAAAACCGTTAAACTCAGACTCTTCAAAGTATTTCATTTTTTATTTCTATCTTTTAATTTAATATAAATATTCATCCCTGTATATACTATTGTCATAATTAACACAATAGTCTGCAAAGTGGGGTTTATGTTTGGCATAGCTGAAAAAACAACCGCGCCGACGTTTATGCCATAAATTTTTAAATCGTTCATTGTTTATGTTTACTATTTCCAAATACTTTTTCCACTCCCCGCGATCCGAAATATCCACCAATCACGATCGTCAAAAGTCCGGTAATGTTTTCTAAAGGATACCCCATATACCATCCAGCTACATAACTTACTGTTAAAAACACCAATGTTAAAGGACGAACGTTAGCAGCAAGCCAAGATCCTGAGGTTGCATCTGCAACCCAGCGCTTAGTTGTACCATCTATTTCAGCTCTTTCAATATCTAATTTTTTAAGTGCAATTTTCTTGTCTTCTTCAGACATATCTGATCCACCTATAATAGCCTGTATTACAGAACCCACTGGTGTATCGCCCGCTATAGCGCCAACGACGTTAGGAATTTTTTCTAATAAGAACTTCCCAACGCCGGTATCTTTAAAACGTTTTTTAGCCATTTCATTTAATATTATGTAGCCTGTTGCGATATAGAATAAAAGAACTCAGGGGTACCGTCATCATCTGTACACACTATCTGTATAAAGTTTTTAGTACCAGTCGTGTCGTCATAATCCCCGCTTAGCTTAACAGCCTCGGATGGAAAAGCAAGTGTATTACTTCCGCCACCACCTGTAGCTACAATAATTTTTACCATACCTATTTTATAATCTGTAAAAGAAAATGTTACCGCATGATTTGGGGTTATTCTAAATATTTGAGCGCTATTCCAATCAACAGATACGGATGTGCCTGACACTAAATTTGCCGAAGTTGTGAATTCTGGCGCTATTACACCCGATGTTATTTTTGTTAAAGCCATAATTTTTTAAATATTTTTTAAATCTTCCATCTTATTTTCATTTTACACTAATTGTGAAAATATAATATTTCTTATTTTATTTAAATGCCATATAGATGAAATCCCCCCCACTTGTGTTGTACGCACTATGCGAATTATCCAGAGTAAACCCATCTGATTGAAATGTTATACCTCTTACTGATGATGTATTTGATTCATTCGAACTACTGTCAAGATATAATTCAATATCACCATTACCTCTTGGTTTATCGTATATTATCCAATTTGCAGCGATAGAATCCGTTCTTTTTATCATAACCCAAGATGGTTCAAATCCACCACTTCCTGAAGATGTACCATCATCTGTAACGTATATTCTTTGGGATGATGATGACCCACTATAACTCCCTATCTTGCTATAACCCGATACGCTGTGGAAACAGTAGGTAATAAAGTTATTACTTGTATTTGCGTAGTAAGGATTAAATACTGTAGAAGTAGGCACTACTGCACTGTGATTACCTAATGCACTTGTAGTAAAACTACCTGCTAAATTGTCACTATCTTTAGCATATTGAATTTGCCAATTACCTGATGTATCTAATATTTTTGCTATTACAAGTTCAGGAGCAGAAGATAATCCGTGTCCTACAGTTGTGCTTGTGTTATTACCACTTCCGTTCCCTGTATACTTCACAATACTAAACCCTGCATCTGTATTGGCACTTACTTGGCTGTTTACGCTACCCTGCTCGTTCAACACCGCATCGCCACCGCCTTTCCATACCCAAGCTACGTAATCTTCATTTGTAGCATTATAAGCGTGACCTGATGAAGTTGTAAAACCATTTGAATCAAAAGATTGTGGGCCGCCACTACTTATTGTGACTTGAGCGCCTGTACTCGATGTTGAAACATACTTTGTAATACCCCTTATTGAATCGTGTAATCTATGAGTGTCTGTTTGGTCTCTATTCTTAAACCAAATCAATCCACCATTAGTTTCCAAGTCCATTCCTACATTTGAAATATATTGCGTACCACCATTCCCTGTATATAACACAGTCTTAAAGTTAGACGTATCTACTTCAGGCTTTTCGTTGTAAAGTTCTGTTACTTGGTCAGATGTAAGGGCGGCGTCGTAGATTCTAACTTGGTCTATTTGACCCTTAAAATGATGACTTCCATTGTACGCATATTCACCTATTGTGATGTTATTACCAGAAGACGGCAAAGAAAGTGAGGTTTTAGTATGTGTTGCTATTAAATTCCCATTATAATAATATTTTACAGATGTACCTTCATGAACAATCACTGCATGGTGCCATGCATTAGGTTTTACCGTTTGCCCAGTTGAACTAGAGCCTTCTGGAAAGTAACCGTATAGAACTCTATTGAAGGTTCCCCCATCATCTCCTATGGCAAGGCCAAAATAATCTCCATTAACTAATGTACCGGTTCCTATATTAATAAGATGGCCGTAATTACTTACAGAGGCTGAGTCGTCCCAATTAAACCATAAAGACGCGCTAACAGCAGTTGCATTATTTAGCCCACTAACATTGCTTGCTTCAATTATGCTGTTATATCCATCAAACACCGCTGCTTGACCAAACCTTCCGAATCTGTACTCAATGTTTGATTCAGTACCATCATAAGCATATGTTATATTAGTATCTGTACCGTTATAATTTCCAGATAAATCTGTAGAATTACCATCTAATTGATATGTTGCAATTGCTGTTTTACCAGATGGAAAAGATAATGTACTAGTATCGCTAGCTGTTTCGGCATATAAATTTGATACATCTGCATAGCTTAAGGTTACATCGTAAAATCTTACTTGGTCAATGGTGGTATTTATAAACCCATAATTTGTTCTTAAAGCGCCTATAAGAACAGTTGAATTACCAAAAGAGTCTGTACCGTCTGTTCCGCCTGTATGCAGTGTTCCATTTATATAAAGATCTCTATTTGTATCGTAATATATATGCTTCCATCCTGTTGAACCTAAAGCGCCACTTCCTGCCGCATATCTTAAATTTTGTAATTGAGCAGATATAGCTCCATTTGTAGCAACTTCTACAGCTAAATTTCCCCCACTGCTTCCAACATTAGAGCCTAATAATCTGCCGACAGTAGTTCCTGACTCAAAATAAAACCAAAGAGAAAAAGATTCAACATCTGAATTATTAATTGTCGTACTTATTTTACTACTACTCCCGTTAAATATTGCGCCCTCATTAAACTTACCAGTTGATCTAGCTGAATCTTTACTATTATTATCTAATTTATAATATGCAGTATTAGTAATAGGTAAAGCTATGTTGTCTGTAGTCGATGTATATGCACAAGCTATTTCGCCTGCACCATTCCCGTAAAGTTTAGAAACTTCTGCAGCACTAATGGCTTTGTTGAATATTCTTACTTGGTCAAGTTTAGAATTAAACGCACCCCAAGATGGAACGGGTAGTCTCCACCCTCCTATCAATAGATTTGCGCTTGGATTTGTATTAGTTGCTGTTGTTCCTCCTGTATGTAATACTCCATTTATATATAATTGTTGATTTGAACTATATGCAATATGTTTCCACCCTGTTGAACCTAATCCCCCTGCGCCCGTACTATATGCTTTATTTTGTATTGTCATTGAAAAAGAACCATTTGTCTGCAATTCACTAGCTATATCTCCTGCTCCTGAACTTACATCTGTGCCAAATGGAGTGTATTCAGTAACTCCCGATTCAAAATACACCCAAAAGGATATAGCATATATATTGCTTGAATTCAGTGAAGTTTGTATATAACTACTACTCCCATTAAATCTCGCTCCATAGTTTGATTTGCCTCCAACGCCAAAGTCTACGTTTGTTGGGGTTCCGTCATATCTATATGTTATATCTGTTTCTGTACCGTCATATGCTGTAGTACCTAAAGATTCCTTTGCACTGCCATCAAGATTGTAGGTTGCAATACATCCGAATAAATGTTGACTTAAGGTAGAAGCATTTTCTTGATACAACTGAGTGACTTGAGATTGTGTAAGTGCCGTGTTATATATTCTTACTTGGTCTATTGAGCCATTAAAAAAAAGTGATGAGGTTGGAGTATAAGCACCTATAGCGTGATTTGTGTCAGTAGTGTTTGCAATTCCTGTAGCAGAACCTGTTGTACTTCCTAAAGTTGCAAGTGTGCCATTAATATATATTTTTGAATTAGATAAAGTTTCTACTGCTCCACCATTATAAGTAAAAACAATATGATTCCAAGTATCTAAACTAATAGTTTCACTTGTACTCCAATTTTTATTGTAATAACTTATAATTACTTCCCTTGAAGTTCCTATAAAGTAACCAAATGATTGCAATGTTGCAGCACTTCCTGAATTGAATATGGCTATAGACCCTGAAGGTGTTGAGGTAATTTTAACCCAAGCAGAAACACTTCTTTCACTTGAACCTGTAAATCCACTCCCTAAAGCAGGTAGGACAATCTTACTACTACTCCCGTTAAATATTGCAGCTTCACCAAACTTACCCGAAGCGCCACCAGCATCTGAAGCATCATAATCTAAACCATATAAAGCAACGCCGCTTCTGTCTTTAAATATGTCTGTCGTGTCTGTAAAACAAACCGGTGCGCCAAATGCATTAATTAATTGTGATGTTCCTATCATTACCAGGGAAAGTTAGTTGTTTCAGTACCTACGTTTAAATTAAATTTGTTTTGTATTTCGTATTTAGCCATTTCTTCTCTGATACCATCAGTATACCAATCAATTAAATTTTGTTCAGTTAAATCCTGGTATTCTATGAAAGAATCTTCAGAAGGCATATCTAATAATAGTTCTTCATCTACATAGTGTGATTCTCCGCCTTCTGTGCCGGTAACACGTATTTTAAAACTTTTTATATTGTTTAAAAAATTATCATTATGTTTTTTTAATGATAATACTTGATATGTATATGAAATCATAATTTTTATTTAATTGCCGTTACTTTAATCATAGGTGGGGTAATATAATTAGCAGCAGATCCCGCATAATGATAAACGCCATTTACGTAAAACTGGTAACTAGTACTATAACAACATATTTTGATTTTAATAGTTTTAGCACTATTCCAAGAAGAGAGTTTTGAATTAGCAATATCATCACTATAGCCTCCATCTATATCTATAACGGCTACCGAATGTAGAACCATTTCATATGTGTTCTGCTGCAGCTCCGTTCTTCTAGTCTGATTTATTTGTGTTCCATCTAACTCTACATACCAAGAAGGGCTCATGTGAGTATCATTATAATATCTAGCCATGATCTCAGCCTCGTAAATAACTTTAGTAGTGCCTGTGGGTGGGGTATAATCTATATTAGTGCCGGGGCTATCTATAAAAGAATTACTGGTTACCCCTGTGATAGCTGTTATATTAGGGGCCGTAAAGTTCCCTGCATCTGCAGTAACTGTTTTGCCATCTGCATAATAAGCAATCTGCTCTAAAACATTACTAGATGTAGGTGCTGGAAAATGTGTTGATAAATTACCCATATTATTGTCCTATTATTACCCAGCCGTTTGTTGCGTCGGAGTATATTAATTCAAAACTGGCAGATGCTGTATCTAATGTTAAATCAGATGCGCTACCCATTATATTACTACCATTTCTTGCAAGTACACAGGTTGTAACTCCAGATCTATTTGAAATCTTTATAGAGTCACCCGCACTCGGGCTAGCTGGTAAGGTCAGTGTAAGATTCGCTGTAAATACATAAAGGTTGTTTGCTGTAGCGGTAGTGCTTGAGTTTATTACATTAACTCCCATTGTGGAAGCAACAGTAACTGCACCTGTTTGACCATTTACACTTGTTACAGCAGAGGTTACAGCACCCGTGTTTCCGTCTACACTTGTTACAGGGCTTGTTGTTAAATTAGCGCCGCTTACAGATAAGACTTCAACCTCTTCACCGACTTCAGCACCCTCTGTGAGTACTATTCTAGTAGGGCTAGTAAGTAAACTATAATTTGCTTTAGCTTGATATACGCCCTGTACAAATACCATTGTAAGTTCTTTTGCACTAGGCGTTCCGTTTGTAAGTGTAAAACTGGTTTGCCCTGCGGTAGCCGTAAATGAATCTGAAACTAAAGTTGTAGTAACAGCATTAACAGCAGCAGGCGCAATAGTACCCGTTGTTTTAACTTCTATATAAGCACCACTATCTGGCGCTGAACTAAATGTTATTTGTGAACCGGATATACTATAAGCATTTTTTTGTTGGTATACACCGTCTATATATACGTCTGTATGGTTCTCACTAGAAGGCGCTGCACCTAAAGGTGAAAACTGCGTATCTGTTCCGTTTCCAGTAAACTGGTCTACAAACACAGAACCCACTTCTGTTATACTTGATACAGTAGTTGTGTGCACAACATGAACATTATCCGTACCTGATGCAGGAATTGAGCCCGCTGCAAAAGTAACATTCGCGCCGCTTACTGTATAATTTGATGGGTATTGATAAACACCACTTACATATACAGATATATTGTCAATGTCTGCAATTGTATTAGATAAAGTAAATGTAGCCTGTGAGCCAGTGCCGCTAAATGTTTGTTTGACTATTTCGCCACTTCCACCTCCAGAACCTGCTATAGCACCCCAAGCCCCATTTGCATAACCTTCAAACTGATTATCAGTGGTACTATACCTTAGCATACCGTTTGCTGGTATACCTGGCCTAGATGATTGATTACCCGAAGGTATTTTTATTGCGTCACTAGCATTTATTTCAAAAGAAACGTTTGGAAAGCCAGTATTAATTCCTATATTACCAAATACCTCATGTATTACTGAGTCTGTAAGAGTATCTGAACCGCTAAATTTAGGCAATATTCCAGTTGTTCCTGTACCGTCTACAAATTGTGTATTACCTTCTAAAGAAGTTCCTGACGTTGTTCCAAAACCAGGAAAAGTAACTTTAGCATTATTTGTTGCTGTATCGCTTTCTATTGTATCTAGATCTACAGCTTGAGTTACTGAAATATGCCCAACTTTAGTAGCATCAGCCGAAGGGTAATACAAATTAGTAGAACCCTCTACAATGTCATCAGAATCAACAGTGGCATTTTCCCAATTTGTACTTGAACTATTATACTTTAATAATTGGTTATTAGCTACAGCCGATATGGTTACATCCCCTAAATCGCCCAGTGTAGCGGAAGCTGCGACTCCACCTAAGTTTACAGAGGCTAAACCTCTAAAAGAACCCGCTGTTAAGAATTTAGCTTGTGCTGAGTTATTAAGGGCGGTTGCTCCTCCAGACATTATTACAGCTCCTAAATATATAGCTTGCTGGGCAGTGTTTTCATTTTCAATGAAATCTTCAAAGATATAATTTTTTTCAGCTGCGTCTAAAGAGTTGTACTCGTCGTGACCATAATATGAAATTATAATAGATGGTGTTCCTGGGAAATAATATAGCCTTTGCACGCTATAATGACCACCAGACACAGTTGCCAGTGTACCTGTGCCATCGTCATATTTAGCAGGATCCAAAGTTGTATACCCAGCACCTGCAACCCCGTCGTCTAAAACAAAACCATTGTTGCCGTCTCTGTAATATCTATGAATCGTTGACTGCGCTTGAGCGCTATCCGATACTGTAGATGGGTTTTCAGGATCCGCAACATAATTTCTGCCTAGCGCAAAAGCAACGCCTGCTGCTCTATCTATAGAAAGATTTGCACCATTAGCTGATACTTTGTGTCCTGATTTTTTAAGTGGACCAAATATATTAGCAAACTCTGTTAGTTGAGAATTGCTATTATACGCAGTTACAGGAAATGTTCTTACGAACTTTAAAACACCTTCTGTATGTATTGCAGATCCAATTACTATATTAGATCTTTTTTGCGCGTCTGTAAAAGCAGTTGCCTGTTGTTGAACAACTCCGTTTACGTCAACATATATCCATGCATTAAGCTGGCTCGTTTCATTGGAATCTAAATTAAATACTGTAATTGTTTGCTGACTCCAGTTTATTTTTTTAATTTCAGGGTGCGGATCAGATCCAGCTGTTTTGTTAAGATCATTAATGATTCCATCACCTGCTGCAATTGTAAATTGTGTATTGTTAGCTTTAGTAAGTTCACCACCGTTTAATATACCTGTTGGTAGTATTTCAGTAAAGTAATCAATACTAACGTCTTTACCACCATATCTAAAGTGTAAAGTATCTGCTGTATCTTCTAATATATGATAAAAACCATTATCAAAAGTGGGCGTCGACCCTTGAGCATTAGTAAGCTCTATAGTGTCTCCTACTGTTAGATCGTTAGTAACAGTAACATTATTTGGTAGCCCAACAGTAAAAGTTCTACTAGCAGATAAATCTTGAGCACCACTGGGACTCACTTCCACTTCATTAGCAGTTCCAGCAACCTCTATAGTCGTAGCTTTATCAGCTTTTAGTGTTAAATCTGGTTTGTTTAAAATGAAGGCGTCACTGCCTGTATCTGTTTCATTAAAATCAGATTGTACGTTTGCTTCAGCGCCAGATGGAGCTAGTGTTGGTTTATTCTGTATAAAAGCATCGCTATTAGAATCTGTTTCATTCCAATTAGACTGCACATTTACTTCAGCACCCGCCGCAATACCAGTTAACTTAGTTCTTTCAGGCGAAGTTATAATGTCGCCCGAACCTGCCGAAGTTACATCGTTTAGTTCGGTTACACCGTGTATGGTTAAATTAGTTAAATCCGACGGCTTATTTTGAATGAACGCATCACTTCCAGTATTAGCTTCATTCCAATTAGATTGTACGTTAACTTCAGCTTGTGCAGCAATGCCGTTTAATTTAGTTAGCAAAGCACTTGTAAAGTCTTCAGTTGATAAACCTTTACCAACCTCTGTATTTTGCTTAGCATCTAAAGCTGCTTGCAATCCAGATATATTACTAATACCTAAACTATCTAATGTAGATCTATTAGCCTCTATATAATCTACAACCTCTTGCAAGCTGTCTAAATCAACATTATCACTTGTGAGAAGAGTGTTAATGCTATCAATTAAACCCTTTAATATTTTACCTTGATTAGCGGATAAAGGCAATGTAGTATCTGTCGTAGTTACATTGTCTACTACGTCATTGTGTACTAATCCGTTTGCTGTAAAATTATTTAAACTTGTTCTTTCAGCTGATGTTATAATAGCACCAGAACCAGCATCTGTTACGTCGCTAAATTCTGTTACAGAATCATCTGAAAAATCTTGATCAAATACTGCAGAATAGTTTGAAACAAAATATTCTTCATTTACTATTATATCGCCATTATTAACACGGGGAGTTACAGTCAAAAGTTTGTAAGCTCCACCATCATGATCAGCTACAGCTGTTACTTCTAAAACACCGTATGTATCAATATTAGTTTTTTGTACTATTCTAATAAAACTATTTAATGTGTCATCTAAATAGTTTGCTATAGAATTACCGTGTTTATCTAATACAGATATATATATTTGGCTTATACCGCTAAACGGCGAATTAGCCGCAGCACCTGCGTTGAGGTTTATAATACCTCTTGGGTTTGTTGATCCGGCTTCATAGCTTTTAAATGAATACGACACACCATCAAAAACGTTGACTAGGTCTTCGCTATTAACAAGGCCTATCATAGAATCGATAGTGTAATTCTTAGTAGCGCCAGTAGCACTGTCAGTACCTAATACCTTATCTAGCTTGTTTAAAGTGCTGTCCTGACCGTACGTTGATATTCTAGCCATTTATAATTTATCTTTGTTAAATTTATCTATTGCGTTAGAGTATACTTTATCTACATAACTTTTACGTTTTCCAAAACCGCGCTTAGCAGACAAAGGCATATCTTCCTCGCCTATTAATATTTTGTAAATTCTATTAATAAGTCTTTTGCCTTTAAAAGACACTTTGTACTTATTATGATCGCCTAAGCGACCATTACCTTTATGTATTTTTTCAACCCATTCTTCTCTTTGCAACCTATAAAAACGCTGCCTGTCCCAATGGTAATACATCGTGCCATTTTGAAAATCTTTTATAGTAAAGTATTTAATAGGATCTAAATAAAATAACAATTCTAAATCTGATATTGATATATTGTTTTCTTTACAAGCCCAGCGAGACACAAGCCTGTAGTATTTAAGAAAGTCAACTTTTAGCTCGCCTCGCTCTAAAAAATCGCTTCTGTCCATTACAATACTATTATAACATCTTGCTCCTGTATAACTTTATAAATATCTTTACCAATTTCTATATTATGCCCAGCATGCCTGTCATAATATATTTTGTCATTTATATTTACACCTTCTACCGCTGTGCCCACAGAAATAACATCTGCAGTGCGGTATCTTATATCTTCGCGATGACTTTCTGCAAGTAGCAGTCCACCATCTGTTTTCTTTATATCTTCTTTTATTTCAGAGATAATAATGTATCTACCTATTGCCTTCACCTTCTCGTACATTTGAAATTACACAATCAGTTGAAAGAATCGTAGTGGCTACAGATATAGCGTTTTGAAGAGCAGACTTAGTTACTAATAATGGATCTATAATTCCAGCTTTACGCATGTCTTTAATTTTACCATCTGTAACATCAATACCTTTGCCCCATCCATCTAGTTTAGGGTAGCTTGATATATCTAATCCTGCATTACTTAATATAAGTAAAAAAGGTGCATATAAAGAACTTTTCAATATATTAACACCTGCAAGCTCACCTGGTTTTAGTTTCATTTCCCAATCCGCACCAGCAACAAAAGCTAAAGCTGAACCACCTCCTGGTAGTATACCTTCTTTTTTTGCAGCACGCACGGCGTGTATAGCATCGTCGACGCGATCTTTTTTCTCTGAAACCTCAACATCTGTATCGCCACCAACATATACTATAGAAACGCCTCCTGATAATATAGCCAGGCGGTTTTCAATATGTGGTCGCATCACATGGTGATCTTCTTCATCTAACTGCGCCTTTAAATAATCAACGCGTTCTGTAACTTCTTTTGATACCTCTTTAATAGCAAGAGTAGTACCATCATTATCTATGATAGCCTTATCGGCCTGTCCTAACACTTCTGGGGTGATATTATCTAGAGAGTCGCCTAGACTTTCATCAATAACAGTAGCACCCGTTAGAAGGGCAATATCATCTAATATGTCCTTACGTTTCAGCCCAAACGACGGAGGATCTATGATATTACACTTAATATTGCCCTTTACGTGATTCATTGCTAAAGCTGACACTACCTGCTGTTCGCAAGGGGCAATGAGCAGTAACGATCTATTGGACTTAATCGCATGCTCTAATATTATTTGTATTCTTCTGATATTAGTAACTTCAGAAGCACACAAGAATATAAGGGGTTTTTCTAACTCCCCTATTTCCTTTTCTCTATTAGTATAGAAGTGTATACTTTTTGATGTAGCATTAATATGTGTTCCATCTACTACATCTATATACGTTTCGTTTGTTGGAGATGTCTCCATGGTAACTACTCCGTTATCTCCCGCTGATTTAAATGCTTCTGCTATAAAGTCACCAAGCTCAGTGTCATTATTGGCTGATATTCTTGAGACTTGGTTTAATCTTTTATCATCAACGGAAACACTTCTTTTTTCTAATTGTTTTAATGTATGTTTCGCAAAAGCCATAATGCCACTCTTAACATCACGAAATGAATAGTCTTCACCGTTTTGTTTAAAGTAATTATGAATAATGGCTTGTGCAAGCACTGTTGAGGTTGTAGTACCATCTCCTGCTTTAGATGCTGTTTGACGAGACGCCTGCTTTAACATAGTAACACCTAAGTTTTCAACAGGGTCTTCTAAGTTAACATAATTTGCAACAGTAACCCCATCTTTTGTAACATGCGGATTACCGAAATCATCTTCAAGTACCACCGTCCTCCCGGAAGCTCCTAGCGTGCTGCCTACAGCCTCCGCTAATTTATCAATGCCTTTAATAAGTTTTTTCTTAGCTTCATCTTTAAAGCTTAGTTCTTTAACTATTTTAGGCGAACCGAATTGTATTGCCATTTAATTTAATTTGATTTAATTTATATAATTTATATTAGCAGTTCCATTTACGGCGTGCTGCTTTACCACGCTCTGACTTCCAGCTTCTAGATCTGGCACAAAATGATTTTCTACGCTTCCAGGCTTTACTACCTCTTTTAAGTTTTGAAGGAGGAGTTGTCACGGCCGTTTTAAGCTTTGACCCCGGATTATCTTTACGATATTTTCTTACACCTTTAGCAGTCATTCCACCACCGGCTTTGGAGCCAGTTCCGCTTCCAGACTTTACTTTCGCATAATAGCCCTTAGACTTTTTGCGCGAAGGTGCATTTGATTTCCTGCGTTGTAATGGTGTTGCACTACAACTGCAGCTCGCAAATT